CATGGTCAATTCCATGTCAACGTCTGCGAGGTCTTCCACACGCTGCAACGCAATGTCGATGGCTTCCTCGACCGAGGATTCCTGGCTGCGTGCGTATCTGAACTGTTCGGCGGGCCGGTTCCATTCATCAAGCGGGTTGACGAGACGGTCGAGGAGCTCATCGTTCGCACGATCAAGCTCTTCGTCTGTCGGGAACTGAAGGTCATCGAACTGCTGGTAAACGAACTTCATGTAGCTGAGTGTCTGCGTGCGGACCGATCCCTGAGCGGATTGGACGAGCGTGGCTGAACGTGCAGCACGCGCCGCAACTAGATCGCCGTCATACCACTCATCGAAGTCGCCCCATAGTGTGCGGAGCTGCCTGATGAGCAGTGCGGCTACCAACGTGTACCCGCGGGCTTGAGCTTCAAGCAAAAACCGCAGGCGGTCCATGTTAGCCATTACTTCAGCTTAGAAATATCCGTAGTGCCGGGCAGGGAGTTGACCTTGTTGTTCGGATCCTGACCCATTGCCGCCATGAGGAACATGTCATCCATGCGTTCCTTCTCGGCCTGTTCGATTTCTTCAGGTGTGAGCTCGAGGAACTTCGACATAACGGTACGCCATGGTGCCCCAGCAGCCATAGCCTGAACAGCGGATACCGCACGTTCCGTAAGCGAGGAGCGACGCGGGCTTGCCCAGATAACCTCAATGTCTTCGATGCTTGAGCGTTCAGAGTCACCTTCAGCCTCGAAGGCATCAGCCATCATTGCTGCAAAGGCATGGTCAGCACGGCTAATACAATCATCGACTTTGAAAAGGAGTCCCTCCCTCTGGAGAGCAGCACCTTCCGCCGACCCATTGGCAGCGTCAGGCACAACTGAAAACAGCGGTGTTTGTGAGGACACTGCCAGGTGAATAATGTCATCCTTGACGGAAGTGAGTACGGGGGTAAGATCGGCCTGACCCGATTCCCAGAATTCGGCAATCTCGGGCAAGAGCCAGATTGCACCCGGATCACTCTTGAAGATGTCAGTGTAGTCAATCTCTTTGCCATCTTCGTCAGTATTCGGTACACCCTTCACCGCCCGCTGCTTGAACGCCTGGAACGCGATGATGATCATCCGCTGCAGGATCGTGTGGTTGATGCGTTCAAGAGTCGCGATGTGCTTCTCGAACTCCCCCTTGCCGTTACGGTTCTCGAACTTGTGAATCGGGACGGTCTCGGAGAACAGTTCCTCCCCTTCGTCCTCCCATTCCCAGGACCCGGGACGTATGCGCCAGTTAGCAGCGATCTTGTTTGTACGGACGCCCGGCAGAATCGAATTGCCAACGTGGCGTGCGACACGCATGGTCGCCATTTGACCGTCTGTACCGCGTCTGTACAGTACTGCTACATCGCTGTTTGTTATGTCGTCGCGATACACCTTGAGTGCCGCGCGCGCATACCCCGGGTTGTCCGGGTCATCCTCGGTAATGCACTGTGTGGGATGCTCGGATCGAAGTACGGCCTTGAAGCCCCCATCGACCTCGTGCTGATCGACTGAGCCGTAGGCGCAGGACAGGGTCAGCATCCACTCGAGGATTTCGGCCGAGGTTGTCTTCATGCGGTTCTGTTTCCAGATACGCCCAGCTTCACCATCACCGTTCTCGTCACCGTCGGCTCCCGTACGGAAAGCGAGAGGGGTCATGCGGTACAGGACCGCGTTGACGATGAGTTCAGCCAGATTGAGTCGTGCGAGCTTTTGGATTCGCTGGAATCCTGCGCCCGCTTTATCCGGGTAGGCAAGAGGTGGCTCGCCGTCAAACCAAGCCTGAAGCTCTGCCATCCTCGGTAGTCGTTTGGCCAACGCAACGGAAAGTCGGTTCATCCACCATTCATCGGTGTCTGGGACTTTCATTGCGTCAACAGAAAAGGCAATCATGGCCACCTACTTGTCTACGCGTCGTGGTACGAATGTTTGTTTCGGCTTTTCGCCATGGTGCAGGTAAGCAGCCCTTGCCTCGAAGGCGAGAGTCGCAGCCATACACGCGTCAATCTTCTTTGGTGACTTCTTGGATTCCTTACCGATCACATTGCCGGCAGGTCGTTCCCACACCCGAGCATTGAGGAAGTGTCGGACAATTGTCTTGTCGTTCTGAATCCTTGCAATGCCCTGTTCGTTCTTTATCTCGTCGTGGAACCTGTCAAGAGCCATGCTCATCTGCGTGTCGCGTTTGGTCCACCACTTGATGGGTGATGACGCCTGGGAGGCGACGAGGAGTTTCTCCCCGTATTCTGCATCCCATTTGTCAACGTAGGTTTGGTAGTACGGAGGATCTGCAAAGAACCCAGCAACGCGCCACGTTTTGAAAGCATTCGCCACAGCGGCATCGACTTCTGCGCCATCAACTTCCCACTTTATCTCGTTGCCCTCTTTATCCTTCAGAGGAATGTCGGGCTTTTCCCAAATCTTGATCCGGAAGATTTCGGCGGTCTCGACCACACAGCCGATCAGGGCTGTAGCGTCGTCGGAGATAGCGCCGTCAAATCCTAGAGTGATTAGGGTCTTGGGTGGGATCGGGAATACCGGAACGAGTTTCGAGCGTAGTTCGTGAACCTCAATCCACGAGTTCTGTTCGGAAACAATGTCATTCAGGTAATACCGTCGAGATTCAGCTTCGGTAGTACGAGGGTCGAAGATCTTACCCATGACGCCCTCGACCGAGTTCCAGTCCATGGCGTCACCGTACGAGTCGAGGATGGCCTTCTCGAGAGCCTCGTCGTCAGACAAGTCCTCGCATTCGCCCCATCGGTGGTCGTACAGCAGAGTGTCGAGTTTGTGGGTCTTCTTCTCACCACGTGCGACGGCTTCCTTGGATTCCATGATCATGCGGGCGAAGTTGAACGTCTGTTCCGCAATGGATTCCTGGCCGGGTGAGTACATCGTCGTGGTCTCGAGGGACCATGTCTCGGCGATACGGGCACGTTTCGGCAGGTTACGTGTCACTGTCGCGTACATGTTGCGTAGCGACAACGTTGTGTAGAGGTGCGACTCGTCAAAGACGACGAACGTTTCCTTACCACCGTCCTTCGAGGCGGCGCCAGTGGTCGATGGAAGAATCTCACCGCCCCAGGGGAGCGATACCTTGGTGTTACCGACCATCATGCCGTACGCCTTGAGCTGTGCGAGGACACCCTCATTGAGGTTGTACTGCACCACACCGTAGACGTTGCCTGTCTGGTCTTCCTCAGTAGCCATGATACGCACGTAAGGCGTTTTCACGGGCCGGCCCATCGGTTCACCCTTTTGATAGGTGTATGTGTGGCCCAGGAACTCGTACGTTTCGCCACCTTTGGCCCAACCATCGAAACGGCAGGGTCCCAGGGCTTCGAACAGCACGAGCTCGCCGGCAAGACCCGACTTGTTAGTACCTTTGGGGCGGGAAAGGAACGCAGACTCATGGCAACGACGACCATCAGGCTTGAGGGAATAGCAATCGAGTATGAACCCGGTGTACTCGTCGGTGTGGACGATAGGCTCGCCCTGTACGTCACCAGGACCGTGGACAACGAGAGTTTCAATCCACCATACAGCGAGCCAACCGAGTGTACGCTTGCGCGTAGCAAGATCGGATTTGACTAGCTCCCGGGGCATTACTCGTTCTCTTCCCCGTCGGCTTCGGTCATGTCACTTATCGTTACCATGTCCCGTTTCTCACGTGGCGCCTGTTCCTCGGCAGTCAGGAACTGGGAAGCTTCTGTGGTGATGAAAATCTTCCGCTGGGGGCCATTGCCTGCGTAATGCATCAGACTACCCGCTTCCGGCGTTCTTCGATGCTCGTGACGTTGGTGCCCGCGGTATTGCCAGCTGCACCCTGCTGCTCGATCTCTTCGTCAATCTCGAGATGCAGACGCAGACGGTCTTCGGGGGTGGCACCAAATTTGGCCACACGGAGACGTACTTCCGAGGCAAAATCCCATCGGCCGTTCTGCCACATCTGGTGATGCATCAGCGCGGTGTCGAGCAGGAACTGCCAGTCAGGTTCCGTCAGCATTCGTGTGGCCTGGGGCGAGGAGCGCCAAGCATTCCACCATTTCTTGGTGGCGGGGTGCCACTCAACGGGGTCGCCATCCCTATCGAACAGGACTCCCTCGGGCAACTTCCAACCGTACTTCTTCGTGGGCGCCTTGACTGTTACAGTCGCGGGCTGCTTGTTTCGGCGTACGGCCTTACCAGTCCGTGCCGGACCTCTTCCAGCCATTGTTACTCCTATGTCAGGGTAGCTACGTAAAAGCCCGGTGGGCGAGTGTGCTGCCTATAAGGCCTACAGTCGCTGCCACCGGGCAACATTACGATTATGCACCACACCTGAACCTATGTCAAGGCACCTCTCAGGGCTGACTCAGGGAAAACGTGGCCGGGTGGACGGTTTTACATGACTTTCGTCATGATAACGCCCATGTCAAGGTCGTGGCTAGCAGTAGGCATAATAAAGCCGTTGCCACCCATCCCGCTTGCCTTGAAAGACTTCTTCCCACCAGTTGTAGTCGATGTAAGCCCACACCCCGCACATGTAGCGCGTGCCGTTCCAGTAACGGTCCCATTGCCACTTCTCGGGGCCTTGCTGGTAAGTGTACGTGCCTACCGCGCCCCCTGAACCGGAACCTAAGCCCGCTGCGTTTGCCGCTACGCCGCCCCCGAGTAGTAA